AACTTTAACTGTTTATATTGGAGCTGAAGATGAAACAGGAGGGGAATTAAATGTCCCTTGTAACTATGGAATAATTAAAATATATAATGAATATTATCCAGATTTTCCAATCGTTGATATGCAAGAATGTGCAATTTCCATTCCTTATGGTGATTCTTTAGACGATCCTTCATATATAACAGTTACGGATCTAAATGGCTTATTAAATCAAATAAATTTACCTACAAGTACTTCAAGCACAACAGCGTCAGGTAGTTCTGTAGCAAATATTACTCCTGGTACTTGAGATCAATATTTAAACCTTCCTGAAGGTTATAATGTATCAAAACGATATTATACAATTAAGGCAGTAAGTAATCATAGTGGATCGGCATCATCAACAACGAGTGGTACTATTTCCATTGATGATTCTCACAAGGCAAACGTTACGTTTACAAGCACAAATAATGGAATATATGTAGAACCTTCAGCTTCAGGTGTATCAAGAAATTATTCTGTTTCTACTGCTGGATGGATTGCCACTGGGACTTATGGTGATACCTCAGGTTCTCTTACAGGAAGTAAATATTATATTAATAAAATAACTGTTCCACAAGATGTTCCATTTGCAGTTGATATGAAAGATGATACAGCTTATGATACTACATCATATTTAACAATCAATAATAATACATATAGAAGGATTAGTATAACTAATGTTTCTAATAGTACTGTTGGGGTTACAAGCAGTTCTAGCAATGGTACCGTAAATGTTACTCAAGTTAATAGTATAAATTTAGGATATAATATAACGGGCAGTACCGTTCAACAATCACTTACAGTTCCATCTTTATCTATTTATTCTTATAACTCTTCTTATAAAACAACAGTTACCACTCTTACTAATAGTGCTAACTCAGTTATTGGTACTTATTCAGGTAGTGGAACCATTGGTACTTATACAAATACTGGTACTATTACTAATATGACTGGATCAAGGACCATCACTACATTAGGAAGATCGGGTTCTTCTGGAACATTGACTATCTCTAATAATGGATATAATGCAAGTAATAAAGGAACCGTTAATATAATTACTAATACATATGGTGAAGTAAGAATAGGCGGAAATACAGAAACAGGCTCAAATATTTATTTTAAAGCTTTAGAAGGTACAATCCCATCTAGAAAAACTGTAACTTCTCTTGCAAACAATGGATCAATTACAACTTTAAGTGGAACAGGATCAATAAGTACTTATAGTAATACTGGTAGTATCTCTTATATGACAGGGACAAGGACTATTAACTATTTAGGAAACAGTTCAAATAATGGGCAGATAAATATTAATTATTTAGGATATAGTTCATCACATCAAGGAACCATAAATATTTTGGAATCTAAATATGGAGATGTAAAAATACAAAGCGCGAATCCAAGTTCTTCAGCTAATCCTACGTGGACGTATAGTTCCCCAATGGTAAGTTTAGCAGATGGGGCATCAGGTTCAACCTTTAGATATTTATGGTTTAAAGTAGCATCAAAAAATGGACGTTATTTAGCTGCATATAAAACGAGTATTGGTGGAGGAGCAGGTTATTATACTGACACTTTTTCAAATAGTACTCATACTTATTTATTTGATATGTCGACTACAGCCAGTATGTATTTTGATTTAATTCTATTCTTTGATAGCCCAATAGATAACACTGGATCAATAACAATAGGGAATGCAACTACTATGGGTCTTGAAAATGGTTATAGTACTATATTTTATCCTCCTTCTAGTTGCAATGGTGTTTTATTTAGAATGATTAGACATAGTGCGTCTGGTGGTGTTTATATAGATATACACCCTACATTCTTATACTAATTGTTATATTTAATGAAAAAATTATAAAAGGAGGTTTATATGGCAGCAACAGATGTTGTAAAAATATATAGAAATAAAGTTAGTCCAGGGTCTGCTAATATAGACCTCGGAAGCGACAATTCTAAGTGAGGAGACATTTATTTCAATGGTTCTCTTACAGGAACTCTATCCAGAGCTTTGTATAACCAAAATGATTTAGCTTTATTTAAAGATATTCCTTGTTTTGCTATAGATGCTACGACGAATATAAGCGGGCAATCTTTGTCCGCTTATTCGGCTGTTCCTAGTATAATTGAAGAGTCTACTGTATTAATTATTAAATATAATAGCTCAAATACAAATGAAGCACAGGCTAAGGAGTATATGAGACTTATGACAGGGACAGCATCCCTTCCTGAATATGATAGTACTCATCCTAACATGAATATTTTTATTATGGAAGGTGAACTTTCTGTTTGAAGAGCTTCTTATGATTCAACGAATGGGTTGGTATTATATTATCTTACTTCTTTAATAAAGTCTATAACTAATAGACAAATTGATTCTTTGTTTACATAAAATTAACATTTTTATAAAATAAAAGGAAGCTTTTATTTGAAACATAGATATTTAATATTTATTTTGTCAGTAATTTTCGATAATGTTCTAAAATAATTCATATTTTGAAATCTGGAGATGCCCCTCCCTAAGCGTGGCAGTTGTAAAATCGAGTAGAACATTTTTGTTTATTATTACTTGACTTGTTATAAAAAATAATATAAAATAATTTTGCCTGCTTTAAAAACAGGAGTCATGCTGTTAACTAATCAGAAACGTAAAAGTATATTAGTTTAAATTAATTTCAAAAATTAAAGGAGATTACAACAGTATGAAAAAAATTGCAACAAAATTAATGATTTCTGTATTATCAGTTGCTTTAGCATTTATTGCTTTAGGAACATCAACCTTTGCATGGTTCTCAATGAATACTACAGTTACTGCTAGTGGTATGGAATTAACCGCCACAACACCAGTAAACTTGTTAATTAAAAACTCAGCAAGTGGTACTTATGCAAATATTGCTACTGCAGATGAAGATTTTGGTGAAAGTAAATTATACCCTTCATCTACTGCTGATGGTAAAACAAGATTTAATGCTATTGTAAATAGTGGAAACTATATCAATAATGGTGAAGGTGGAGTAGCAGAAGACACTACAAAGTTCCAACTATCTTCAGATCAAACAGGAAGTGAAGTTATTGAAATAACAAATTCTTCAAATGGTTATTGGGCAACATATACTTTCGCTTTACATTTATCAGAACCACAAGAAACACCAGAAGATGTTTATCTATCAATTTTAAAGTTCTACACTAAATATACAAGCGATGGAACTGAAACTTCAGATGGAACAGCATATTCTTATGTAGATGGAGTATTTACAGTTATTGATAATGGTGAAACAATTCCTTCTGGCAATTACTATAAAATGAATGGTATAGCAAATGCTGCTCGTTGTGCTTTATATACAGGAGCAACAGAGGGTGCATTAACTACATTAGTAGGTATTTATTCAAATGTTGCTGATAATGCAACAAAGCCAGTTACTACTGCAATTACTGAAAATGAAACTTTATATTCAACAATTAAAGCTTCAAATAATACAGTGGTAGCTTCTGAAGTTGCAAGTGATTCACACACTTTCCAAGTTAATGGAGAAGATGTTTTTGTAACATTAGTTGTATGGATCGAAGGTCAAGATGCTGATTGCACCAATGCTAATGCAGGGCAAACATTCAAGATTGAAGTTGCATTTAAAACAATTATTTAATCTTTAGGATAATATCAAGGCGCTTTTGTGTACACATCAGGTGTACACCGTAGAACTGGGAGTTCGCCCCCAGATCTATATAATCCTAGGTTAAAGTTCAAGATTTTTAGGCTTCGTTAAAATGGGGTCTAAAAATCTTGAAAAAATTTAAAAAATTAATTGATGGAATTAACAATTTTTAAATTCATGAATTAATTTCTTAAATATTGGAGGTTCATTATGACAAAAGAAGAAATTGAAAAAAGGATTTATAAAGCTTATTTATTCAGAATTTCTTTGATTCTTAATAAAAAGAGACATTGAATAGCGAAGAAATATTCTCAAAAAGAAATAGAATTTTGTGATCAAAAAATAAGTGCTTGTTTTGATGTATATGAAGACATGAGAAGCCTTTTATTTGATTTCCCCGAATATTATAAAGAAATAGATTCGACAAAAGCTGATAAATTCGTTTCAGCATATGATACACCAGAGAATACATTCCCTTGCATCGGAACATTTATATATAAAAACGTTGAATATCCTGTTTTTATGGATGATTATGCTATGACTGATTTTATTGAAGTCGATGGTAAAACGGTCGATTTAAATTGAGATTGGTGGTATGTAATAGATTGCTATAGAGAAAGAGATGTATTCTTAGATACAGATACTGTTGAAAAGTGTGATAAAGTGTTAGATCAATTATATAAAACAATTGATGAAATTATGTTAGACAGGAGATAATAAGTGAGAACATTAGTTATATTAAGAGGAGCTCCAGGTGCAGGTAAGACGACTTGGATCAAAGAACATCATTTAGAACCTTATACTCTTTCACCTGATGATTTAAGAGTATATTGCAGTTCATTAGAAATGCAACCTACAGGGGAATTAAAAATATCTCAGAATAGAGAAAATGAATCTATGACTTGGGAAGTATTATTCAAAATTCTTGAGTATAGAATGTCTCGTGGTGAGTTCACAGTTATTGATGCAACTGCATCAAAGACAAAAGATATACAACAATATAAAAATCTTGCATCTTCTTATAGATATAGGATGTATTGTGTTGATTTTACTGATGTTCCTTTAGAGACTTGTATTGCTCAAAATAAGATGAGACCTGAATACAAACAAGTTCCTCAAAAAGCCATAGAAAATATATATGCTAGATTTGCTACACAGTCAGTTCCTTCAGGGGTAACTGTTGTTAAACCTAATGAGCTAGATCAGATTTTAGAGAAGCCAGTTGATTTATCTGAGTATAAAAAGTTGGTTTTTGTTGGAGATATTCATGGTTGTTATGATACTCTAATGCAATATCCAGATTTTAAAAATGGATTAAAAGATGATACTGAATACATCTTTTTAGGTGATTATATTGATCGTGGAAATCAGAATGTAGAAGTTTTACAATTCTTAAATTCTATTAAAGATAAACCAAATGTTTGTTTATTAGAAGGCAATCATGAGAGACATTTGTATGATTATGGTTGTGGGTCTCCTACAAATTCAAATGAGTTTGAGTATAAAACTAAAAAAGAATTAATTGCCAAAGGATTTAGTGAAAAATCTGCTAGGGAATTGTATAGAAAATTTAGACAATTTTCTCACATAATGTACAATGGGGTAGAAATACTTGCTTGTCATGGAGGTATTCCTAATTTAAATACTAATTTATTATATTTTCCTACTAAATCTATAATTAAAGGCGTAGGAAATTATGAAGATTATTTAACTATTGCTGAATCTTGGATGGGTCAAACTAAAGATAATCAATACTTAATTCATGGGCATAGAAATACAGAAGATTCTGAAACCAGACTTGCCGATAGAGTTTTTAACTTGGAAGGTAAAGTCGAGTTTGGTGGTAATTTAAGAATTGTTGAATTAGAAACTAAAGGTATAATTCCAGCTTATGGAATAACTGAATCTGGGGATAGAATTCCGTATGGCTTAAATACTTTATTTGGCTGGAATATTATTGAATTAGAAGATTGTCAACCTGTAGATGAAAATTTAGTTACAGAAGAACGAAAAGTTAAAACGGTAGAAGAAGCAATTGCCTATTTAAGAAATAATAAATTTGTAAATGAAAAAACATTATCTGATGGTATTTCATCATTCAATTTTAGTAGAGAAGCCTTTTTAAAAGGAAACTGGAATAGACAGACCGTTTTAGCAAGAGGATTATTTATTGATACTATAAATAATAGTATTATAGCAAGGTCATATCAAAAGTTCTTTAATATTAATGAAAGACCTGAAACTGAATTAGCTACTTTGAAAAATAAACTAGCTTTTCCTGTTAAAGCCTATTTAAAGGAGAATGGTTTCTTAGCAATAGTTTCATATAATCCAAATAAAGATAATTTATTTATAGCTTCTAAATCTACAACAGGTGGAGATTATGTTGAATATATTAAGCAACAATTGAAACCTTATTATGAAAAAACATTAAAGTTATTAAAAACAGCCTATGAGGATGGAGATAGTTATTCTTTAGTGTTTGAATGCATAGATATAGAAAAAGACTCTCATATTATTAAATATAATGAATCTAAACTTGTTCTTTTAGATGGGGTTAAAAATGAATTAGAATATGAAATTTTAGATTATTCTAGACTACAAAATATTGCAACTTACATTGGTTGCCCTATTAAACAAAAGTTATATGAATTAAAAACTTGGGAAGATTTTAGAAATCTCTATTATGAATCTCAAGAAGAAGATTATAAATATAACGATGAATTTATCGAAGGTTTTGTTTTTGTAGATCAGAATGGTTTTATGACAAAATTAAAAACAGGATATTATAAATTATGGAAAAAATTAAGAGGTGTAGCACAGACTACTTTAAGATGTGGCTATATCACTAAAACAGGTATGCTAACTTCTAGTATAGAGAACTTATTCTATGGATATTGTAAAGAATTGTATAATACTTATTATAACAAAGAAACAAAAGAATATCCATTCAAAACAGACATTATCTCTCTAAGAGAAAAATTCTTAGAGAGATAAATGTAATCAAAATTAACGGTTCCAAGGAGAGAAGAAAAATGAGTAAAAAATATTTTATCACATCAGATGTTCATAGTTTTTTTACCCCATTTAAACAGGCTTTAGATGAAGCAGGGTTTGATATTAATAATGATGAACATATTCTTATTATAAATGGGGATCTTTTTGACAGAGGTGATCAAACTTTAGAAACTTTAAATTTTGTTAGAACATTGCCAAAAGAAAAAAGAATATTAATTAGAGGCAATCATGAATATCTATTGAGAGACCTTCTTAATAAATCTCTCCCTAATAGTTATGATATCAGCAATGGGACTATGTTAACAGTTTTTCAATTAGCAGGGTTAAACCTTCATGAAGAGAGTTCTTTAAAAACAGATTATGAATATCTTAAAGAAATAATAGATTCAATGGAAAATTATTGTTTTAGTTGGGTTACAAAAAATGACATTGCTTATGGCAAAAAGATATGGAAAAAAATTGTTAATAAAGTGAAAAAAACTGATATTTTAAATTGGATTTTTGATTCTAATGAGTGAAATGATTATTTTGAATTAGACAATTATATTTTCTGTCATGCTTTTATTCCTGTGAATAAACCTAAAGGGATGCACATGTATCAACCGAACTATGAATCATTGTTTGAAAAAGAAGACTGGAGAACGAATTCATCTAATGAAGATTTTGAACAAGCAACTTGAGGTTGTCCATATGCTTTGTTTGACAGAGGTTTATTTGATTCAGAAAAAGAAAAAGGAAAAATATTAGTATGTGGCCATTGGCATTGTTTTGAATTTAAAGTTCATTACTATGGCACTGATTATTGAAGAACAAGAGATAAGACTGAAATTGATTTTAATATTTTCTATTCCCCAAATCTTATTGCAATTGATGCTTGCACAGCTTACAGTGGAGTATGCAATGTATTAGTTATTGAAGATGGAAAATGTTATCAACATAACAAGTTATTAGAATATAAAACTATTTAATTTTAGACAATAAATATCTGTTAAAAAATAGATATTAGCAGGTATTATGAAATACAGGATTCAGGAGACTGAATCCTCTTTTTTTAACAGATATTTGATATAAATGATGGAGGATTATATGAAAGTAAAGATATCAAATAATAACACAGGTAAGAGAATTTCAGATAATTCTCTATTTATTCTATAGAAAGGAGGAATTATTATGGCTATAAGAAATATAAGTGATATACAATCAATACTTGGTGAAAAGTATAAAAGCTATACAGGTGAATATTTTTCTTCTCGTTTAGATATTACTCTGGGAGAAGAGCTAACTAAAAGTGAATTAACTCAAATTAAAGAGAACTCTATTTCTAGAGCTATTTCTGTTCAGCGCTCTCTTAATGATATATATTCTTATCTTGGATCGCTTAACTGAGATTGTGGAATTGATGATAGTAAAGATCAATTAGTATTTTATCCAAAAGGGCATCCTGAATTAGGAGTTGAATATGGGTTTGCCTTAGAGACAGGAGCAGGTATAATTTCTAAAAACGGACACCAAGAAGCTAATAGTCTCGTTTACTATAGAAGTAAAAGAACAGGAGAGGAAGGTTGGTGTACTCTTCAAGAAGCTGAATTTGATACATTAGCAGAACTTATAAGTAAACCTGGTGGCAAAATTCAAGCAATGATTAGAGAAGCTAATAAAGAAATTAGAAGCACAGGTTCTTTACCTCAATCAAAAAGGGATGATATTAGAAAATATTTTTATCCCGCTTCTTCTATAAATAACGTTGATACTTTAGTCGCTACTAAAGCAGAAATGGATGAGGCTAAAAAAGAGCTCTCTAAAGAATTAGGTATTGATATAACTAAAATTAATGAAAATTTATTAAAAACACAAAGACTTAATTTTGGAGTACGTATCAGGCAAATCCAAGAAGAATATTCTAACCAAATTGCTAAATATAACAATAAAGAAAACAGTATCTATTATAAGAGACAAATTGAGTCTAATCTAAAATCAATTTATTTTTTAGCTGCTACTAATCCCAAAGAAGCAGATAAAATTATAAAAGGAATAGAAGGTAATTCCCAATATGATTATATTACTAAATCGCCTGCTTGGGCTGGGATGAAAACAGATTTATTAAAAATGGCAAAGATAACCCCTGTGACTTTTAGTAACATAGCAGAAACAGCTTTGTCAAAAGGTAATATCTCTATCGGTCATGGTTCTTCTCTTACTCCAGGTCAAGAATTTGCTCAAAGAGGGAGCAGAGGCGCGAAAGCTGGTAATATGGGATTAAAAAATATTGGTAGAAAAAAGAGCTCTGCTAAAATTGATGTTGGGAATGTCTCAGCTCAAACATATGAATATGCAAAAAATACAGGAGTAGAGCTTCAAAGTCTTGGACAAGGTGTTGGTCTTCGTCATGCGAAAACAAATGATCATACGAGCGGACAAGATCTTAGAAAAATAATGAGAGAGTCTTTTATTAAGGGTGAATCAAAAATTCCTACAGCTATTTGGAATCAAGCAGCACAAAAAGCTCATAGAATGAAAGACATGAAAAAGGCTTTAGATAAAAATGGTAAAATGTCTGAAGAGGAGAAAGGAAAACTTTTTGATGAGATCTTTCCAGAAAGTGATTTTTCTTTTGGGAGAGATTATGAACAAGTTTTAGTATCTGAACAAATTAGTCATACCTCAGGGCGAAAAGGAAATAAAAATATCCTCACTTCTTTAAGAGAAATCGATAAAGTTGAATTAGATACAGATAAACTAAAAAAAATAGAGCAAAAGAAAAAAGAGCTTCTTCTTAAAATGAATAAAAAGGATCTGAAAGATGACCCTTTAATTGAAAGATATTTAAATCCAGAAGAAAGATCTAAAATGAATGATCAAGAGCTCGAAAAAATTGATAGATATATTACTAAATTAGATGAAAAATTATCTCAGGGTCAAAAAGATTATGTTGATCAAGCAGCATTAAGAAGTGTTCTTCACTTAAAAGGAAAAGGTGACAAATATCATGTAGATCTCGAAAAAAATGAAGAAGGAGAGGTAATTGCTTCTGTAAAAGAATATGCTCAATTAAAAACAGGAGAAAAAATAGCTGCAGAATCAGGACTTCATGGAGTAGTTATTACTGTAAAAAATGCAATTTTAGCGCAAGCTCTAATTAAAGCTGGATTTGATCCTAAAGATATTTTTAATCGAGATGGTTCTTTGAATGTGCATATGATTACAGAACTTAAGACAGGTTCTCGTAAATTAGGAGAAAATATTCCTTCTATTATTAATGAATTTACTTCTATAAGATCTCAAGCAATAAGAAATGCTGAAAGTGAAGAAGGAAGAAATCAAAAATACAATGAAGCCAAAACTGACTTCACCGAAGCTTTTATGAAAGCAACAAAAAAACTAAAACCAATTTTAAATAAACTTAAAATAAAACCTAGTGATTTTGTTGATAAATATTTTAAAGGCATGTCAGAAGATGGTAGTTTTATTTTTGGAAATTTTAACAAAATTTATAAAGAAGTTATTGAAGAAAATAAAAATTTTGATTCTTTGTCAGAAGAGGAAAAGAATTTACTTAGCCAAAATTTTGGTTTTGATTTTATAAAGGCTTTTGTCTATGCGACTGGCGAAGATTCTCAATTCAAAGTTACAGAAGATTCAATACAAACTAAGAGTAACGGTGGAGTTATTGGTATTGAAAGATGGAACATTCAGGATGTAGCTACATATTTTGATCCGACTCGAAAAGGTGGTCGTCCTGTTAATATGGGCTATAAAATGATAAATGACTTTGAAAGAGAAGCTGATGCTGCAGTCAAAGCAGGATTAATTTCTAAAGAAACAGCTTCTGTTGCAAAGAATGTTCTAAAAACAGTGTATGAAAATAACTTAGATCTTTCGAAAGAAGAAGGAGGAAGATCGGTAAATCTTGTTGATGACATTATTAGAGGGAGTCAAAAGACTGCCGACGAAATAGCAAGTGAGCAGGGAGTTATTATTCCTTGAAGCAATGAAAAAATTGCAGGGCATGCAGGTCTAGAACAAGTAGATTTTAATGGGAGAAGAGGTTTCCGTCTAGAAGACTTTCAAAACTCAATATTCGGAGAGGTATATAAAGCTCAATCTGAAGGTAAAGATGCTTACCTAGATTATGCTTATAATTATACTGATGAAAATGGAGTAAATATAAAAGGTGATGCAATTCAATTTGGAAACTATTCAGATGCATTTGAGATAGTAGAAGATGAAGATGGAACACAATATCTTGTTCCAAAAGATAATGCAGAAGGATTCCTTGCTTTAGAAAATATTAAGGCAATGGAAGGTCTTATTCACTCTAAGCGTTCTGGTTTAACTCAAATAGCGGGTTCTACAACTAGGCAACAAAAAGAGAGAATTCAGGAACAAATGAACGAAAGTGCTTATACGGCACTTAAGGATATGTGAGACTCTGTTAATAATAAAAAATCTGAAAAATACAAGTCTCTTCATAATGCTCGTTTATCTCATTCTGCTTTTAGTAGAATTATTTCGGGAGGAGATTCTGGTATTCTTTCTAGGGGAGCTGTAGGAATAGTTTCTACTGAACGTTTAAGACAAATGCTCAAACGAGCAGAAGGAGAAGATGAAGAAGGATACAAAAAAGGTTTGTATAGAGAGGCAGATCGTCTTGGTATAAAAATTTCAGAAGATGATACTCCACAGTCTGTTATCGAAAAGATAATAGATGCCGTCGATATTGATAAAGAAGGTTTCGACAAAGAAAACGCAAAAGGACTTCTTCAGTTCTTAACTCGTTTCCCTCTATTGAATGGCCAGAACCTTCCTATTACAGAGCTTTTTGCCTCTAGTAAGAGAAATTTAGGTGACGCAATCCAAGTCGATTCACAGACAATGGATATTCTTAATGCCGACGTTGATGGAGATACAATTGCAAATGCATTAGCAAATGTCAGATCAGAATTTGCTGCAGGTAATATTACAGAAGAGCAAGCAAAAGCTTATACAGAAGTTTTATTAAAACAATTAGAACTTTTTAGAAAACGAACAAAAATAATGAAGTCTTTTGAAAAGAAAAATCAAAAATTATATGAAGAAGATAAAACTTCTTCTGACATCATTACTTTAGACGATTTTGCTTCTCGTGGGAATAGTTTAGCTGCTTCAGCAGCAGAACTCGCTACAAGACAAAATCGTGATAAAATTGGTGTTTTTGATAATATCAGACAAGGCTTCCTTAATTCAATAAAAGGTAATGAAAGATTCCAAACTTCTGTTGGAGCACAGTATGCTTCAGAATTTTTTACTTCTCTTTCTCAAGATGCCATTAGTTCGAAAAAAGTTTTTGAAAAATTATTAAATCGATATAAAGGAGATAAAACAGCTCTAGGAGAAGCGCTTGGTATTGATGCTTCTCTTGATGATGAAAAATTTTTACAAGAAATTACAACTAATATTGGTAGCGAAATAGAAGAAGTCTTAAAAGATGAAAGCACTTTTACAACTAAAGAAGGGTGAAGTAGATTAGGAGCAGTATTAGAAAAATGAGGCATCGCAGATACTTCAGGGGATGTAGCATTTGATAAAAAAAGATTAAAAAATCTTGCTGCTATTTTATATCAATATACTGGGGATGAAAAGTGGCTAGATGCCAGTGACGGAAAATATTCTTTTAAATCATTTGGTAATATCTTACGAGATTTTAATAAAGATTTAGGATCTTACGGAGAACAAGATTTATATAAAATTGTTTCTAATCCATATTTCTATAATAAAAAAACAAATGAAAGAAATTTACCTGGAACAGGAAATGCTTCAGTTGCAGATATAACTATAAACGATGAAAGTAAGCAAAGTTTTGAAAATTTACAAAAAGCAGCTAATGGAGCTAACGAGAGCATTGATAACCTTACTATTAAGATCAATAACCTTACTAAAGGTATCAAAGAAGGAATAGATAATTATCAAAAAGTTTCTGATATGGTAGACCAGGGAGGTACTGGAAAGACAAACTCTGTTACTGGTTTAACAAAAATATTATTCCCATTTAAAGGAGCATCTTTAGCAGAATCATTAGAAAATGAATTTTATGAAAGAATTATAGGATATAAAAATACAGGGTCAACTGATAAGTTATTAGGTTTTGATTCTGAAAGGGAGAGAGATGAATTCTTAAAAATTTTATACCCTACATTCAGAGGTAAATTGGCTAATATTGGGCAAAATTTAATTAATATCCGTTCCAATGAAGAAGCTTTTAAAGATATAACATCCTTAGATGATTTTAAGAAAATATATGATAGTTTATCAGAAGATGAACGAAAAAGAATAGATGAAAAATATTGGTCTAGTTCTGCAAGTGGAATAGAAGATATTCGTGAGAGAATTAATGCTGCGAATTTATCTTTAGGTAGCGTAGATCGTGATAATGCTTCATGAGAAGATATTTTGAGAGAACTTCGTACAGGCGTTAAATCTAATAAATATAAGGGTGACCAACTTACTGAAGCAGAAAATATACTCTCTTTAATGAAAGAAAGATTAGGTGGACCTAAAGAGTTATTAGAAATAATGGACATTATTGAGTCTGCTACTGGTTCTAAAACATTTAGTTCAGTTACAGATCAAAATATCCAAAATATTTTAAAATTAACAAAGGGAAGAAAATTTATAGGAGCAGAAACTCCTCTCGCTTCTTCTCATAATATAGATGGTAATCCTAGTACTTCTTATGGTTTCTCTGACTTATTCACGATAGGAGAAGACGGAAAAGTATATTTGTCTGATATTAAAACAGGGAAAACTATAGATGAGATTTTAAAGCCTCAATATATTGCCCAAGTAGGAATGTATGCAACTCTTGCTAAGCAAATGCAGGCAGAATTTAAGAATAAGAATTATACTTATGATGATATGCTTGCTGCTTATGGAGAAAAATATCGAACAGTTACTAAAAAAGATCTTACTAAAGAAGAGTTTGAATTTTTGAAAAACAATGATCTTAGTAATCTTACTTTAGAAATATTAGGAACTGCAGACTCTGGACAAGGAAGATCTTGGCAAGCAAACATGAGTTCTTTAAATAAACTTGGAATTGAGAACTTGATGGCGCAATTAATAGCAATAGGAAATATTGATGATCCTAAAGCTCAAGAATTAATTGAGAAGGAACTTCGTCCAAAGTTAGAGAATCTTCCAGCTGAATTTAAAATTGCAAACATGGCCAATTCTTCGAAACCAAAAGAGAGTGTTTCAAAAGATACAAAACTTACTAAGAATGATTTAAAAGAATTTTATGCTTTCTTTAATGAACTAGAAAGTGTTAAGGCTAGAATTGACGAGCTTAATAAGTTAAAGGAAGAAGCAAAAACAGAAGAACAAAAAGAAATCAATAGAGATTTGCAAGCGGCTGACGAAGAAAATAAAAAGAAAAAAGAATATGAAGAGGAAATAGATTCTTTAACAGCTAGAAGAGCACAACTAAATCGTAGTAAAGAAAAGATCAAAGACATTAAAGGCTGAACTGATGAAGACGAAGCTTATGCTAAAGAACAGTGAAAAGCTGAAAAAATGGTTTCTGATATAAAAGAATCTGTATTTCCAGAAGAAAAAGCTGGTGTTAACAGAGAAGAAGCTGCAGCTTTACGTGGATTAAAAGCTGATTATAGAGAGTATAATCGATACGCTCTCTCGTTAAAGAGTAATAAAAATCGTCAAGCTATGACTATGGATGAAGTCGAATTGGCTTCTCTAAGAGAGCAAGAAGAGGCGATAAAAGAATCTTTACAAGCTTCTGAAGAAAGAGTCAAACTTGCAGAAGAAAGCTATAAGAAACAGGGCTATAGTACAGACAAATTAAACGAAATAAAAGATAAAGCAGAAAAATCTCTTAAATTAGCTTTAGCTGGAGAAAATGTCAGAAATAAAGGTCAAAGTACTTTCTGGGGACAATTATCACAGCAACTAAATAGAACATTTACAAACTTCATGAGATTTGGTCTTGTTTCAAAAGTAATGCAAACCGTTCGTCGTAGTATTCAAAAAGTTGTTCAAGCAGCAAAAGAACTTGATAAAGCTATGACTAATCTCCGTATTGTATCAGGAGCTAATGCAGATCAAGCTAAGCAAATGATCAATGATTATGCACAACTTGCAAAGCAGATTGGTGCAACAACAACTGAAGTTGCAACAAGCGCGAACGAGTGGCTCAGACAAGGTTATTCTGTTAGCGAAACAAATAAATTAATCACAGCATCTATGTATTTAAGTAAATTAGGTATGTTAGATGTTAATACTGCTACAAAAGACTTAACAATATAAAAATAGGTCTGCTAAATAGTAATATTTAGAAAAATAAAGCACTTGATATGCTGGAAAACCCTTAGAGCTTTACTCACTAACTGAGATCGCAAGATTCAGTCAGAAGTGAAGTAGTAAAGATTGGGCAATCAGCAGGCAGGGATCCTTTTAGGATCCAGCCCCATCGACTATCTCGAGAGAGAGTACATTCTAAGTAGAATGGAAGTAAGTGCCCCCTTATAATAAGGGTGATGATATAGTCAGTTCTCATGGGAAACTATGAGGTCGTAAGACGGTAGAATTAACGACTCTACTAAACATAAAGTAACAAGCAGTTTAAAAGGATTTAAGTTAGAAGCTACTGATGCAATGTCAGTTGTTGATAAATTAACAGCAATAGATATTAAAGCGGCAACTTCAGCTGGAGAAATCGCAACAGGTTTAAGCCAATTTGCAAGCTTAGCAGGATTAAACGGGATTAATATTGACCAAGCATCAGCTATGGTTGCTACAATTGCCGACGTTTCTCAACAGTCAGGTAGCTCTGTAGGACAAGCATTGAAAACAATTATATCTCGTTATGGTGCAGTTAAAGCAGGGGCCTTTGATGAATTAAGCACTGACTATGATTCTTCTGATACAGAAGGTAATTTAAACGATGTAGAAAAAGTTCTAGGAAAGATTGGAATTGCAGTCAGAGATACTAATTTACAATTCAGAGATTTTGATGATATCTTAGAAGATTTATCAGAAAAATGGATAACATTAGATAACGTTTCTAAGAATGCAATTGCAACAGCGTTTGCAGGTAGATAAGTCTTGTGCCTGAACATAGAGAAATCTATGATTTTACGCTATATAAATTAAATAGAAAGGAACCATATCGGTGAAACCCCTGAGAAGGGCAATACCGAGGAAAGACTATTGTGTTATTTATAAAAAGAAAGGAGGTAATAATATGGCCAGATTTAGATGAACAGATGAAAAAATAGAACTTCTAAAGCAATATTATCCGAATACTCCTTGGAAAGAATTATATGAAATTTTAGGAACAAAAAGTAAAACAAGTATTCTTACTTATGCATCAAGGTATCATCTCTCAAGAGATATTTATAATAAATGTCATTTAAAGCAAGAAGAACTTGATTTTATTTTAAATAATTACCAAGTTATGACTCCAACCAGAATGGCAGAAAAATTAGGAAGAAGTAGTGATTTTATTTGTAGAATATTAAAAGAACATAATCTACCTACTTATCGTAAGTTAAATGCTATCCATACAGAAGACGAAGAACAATTTAGAGAATTATATCCTAAATATACTAATAAATATCTTCATGAAAAATATTATCCAAATTTAACCCCAAAAGAATTAGTAACTCAGGCAAAAAGATTGGGTCTCAAAAAGAATTCTGAGAAAGGATTAAAATGGTATGATAAAGAAGTATTATTAGAAAAGTTAGAAGAAGTGGTGCGTAAATTAGAAAGAACTCCTTTGATAGCAGAGTTTCAATTGCACGGACTTCCTTCTGAAATAACTTTTAGAAGGTATTTTGGTAGTGTGACAAAAGCTTTTGAATTAATTGGAATAAAAAGAGAAAATTATCAACATTTAATTATGAGTGATACTCTATTTTATGATAAATTAAACAATGTTTGTTTATCTAAAACTGAAGAGATTATTTCTAATTTCTTAATAGATAATAATTTTAAATTCCAAAAAGAAGCTTTATATAAAGAAGTGATTCCTAAAGAAGAATGTGGAGAAAAAAGATTCGACTGGAAAATAAATGACAAATATATTGAATATTTTGGTCTGACAGGATATAAAAATTATGACATGAAAACAAAATGCAAATTAGATTTAATTCATAAATATAATGTAAAATGTCTTGCTTTATACCCAGAAGATATCAATAATGGTAGTTGACAAAATAAAATATTACAATTCTTAAAATAAAAATAACACAATAGAATCCGTAGAGACTAAACGTTCCTCCCCGAAAGGGTGAAGTTATAGTCCGATCTGCATATATAATCTAAATTTTTGACAAAAATGCAGAGTAGACAGAAATGTTCTACTGCCCGAAAAACGGGTAAAAATAGCCAATTTTCGTTTGGTTATTAACAACAATTTTGACAAGACAACGAAATTCATTTGTAGTATTACTCGATAATATGGATAAATATCATGAGCTTTTAAAAACGTCTGAGGAATCAGCAGGAACAGCTCAAAGGAAGTATGAAGCGTATCAAGAATCAATTGAGGCTTGGACAAAGAAATTGCAAGCAGCATGAGAAGAATTAGCTAATAATGCAGATATTGCTGCTTTTCTCAAAAGCATACTTCAAGTTTCTACAGGGCTAGTTAAAGCTCTTCCTAAAATTATCCGTTATGGTAGCACTTTATTTGCTATGTTAAATACTTACAAGATTCCTGGATTATTAAAAATGGCAGGCTCGTTCTTTGGACTCACAGGAGGCTCTGGATTATCAAAGGGGGTAAAGGCAAAACTCCTTGGAGGAAATTTCTATGATAAGCAGACTGAAAAATTAAGTACTTCTTTTGGAGTTCATGTTCAAAATCTTGATGAAAATGTTCAAGGAATTTATAGAGAAGTAAGTTCGAACAAGGCTTCTACTGGAAAGACTCAAACAACTGTTCAACAAACAGGTAATAAAGGAATTTCTAATCAATCTAGTACATCACAAGGAGGAACTGATAATACTTCGACTCCTCAAGGAGAAGGACAACCTAAAGCAAAGAATAAGTTATCGGGTGCAAATATAGCCACAAGAGCTCTCGCAGGTGTTGGAGCGGGTGTTATGGCAGGATTATCGGCTCCAAAAACAATTCAACAAGACGGTGAGACTTATGAAATGTCAGCTGATACAAAAATTCTTTCTGGTGTTGTTACTGGAGCAGCAACAGGAATTGCTACAGCTTTAGGAGGACCTTTGGTAGGAATGCTTGTCCAAGCTCTTGTGAGTGAGTTTTTCCCTTTCTTAGCAGCACACTTGCCATCTGAAGAAGAAAAGATTGCAAGACTCCAAGCTATTAAAAGAAATGAGAAAATCTTAGAAAAGATGGATGAAATAAAATCTTCTTTAGACAGTATTGCAGATTCAGTAAAAGGTGTTAATGAATGGACAAGTGAAGATTTTAAAAAGTGGAATGATGCTGTCAATGAAATAGTAGAATCTGTTTCTTCTGATAAGGATACAGAGAAAGATTTCCGAGAGCAGTTTGTAAAATATTTGAATAAGAATGGATTAGAAGTAGAAGATACTGGTTCTTTAAAATCAATAATAGATAATCTCTCATTAGATTCTCAAAATATATCAAAAATTTATAATGCATTAACAGCAGCACAATCTCTAATAAATTTCAATGGGGTTCAAGACAAATTCTCTTTAGATGAAAGAACTAAATTGTCCGAATATAAAGAAAATTTAAATGGGAAAGGGCAAGGACATCTATTAGCTGCTAGATTTGTGAAGCAATTTGTTGGCGGCGACTCTTTAGAGTCTGTATTAGATCATTTAAACGGTGCTTTGAATCATTTTGATACATTATTTAGCACCTGGATACTAGATGATAATACTGCCCATGTTTTCACAAATAAAGAATATACTAAGGAATTACTTGAAGAAATAATTTCTGGTTTAGAGTTTGATATAAAAAAGAGAGAAGATGATTATTCAAAGGTTGTTGAAGAAGGATATTCAACCGCAATTGATTCAATTCAAGATAAAAATAATATCTGATTAAAAGATGCTTCTCAAGATTACTTATATTCTATGTATTCAAGGAATGGCTTAAAAGAAGTTATTAATGATTACATGGTAAATACGTTAGGGATAGAAAGGGACTCTTTAAATGATGAATTGTTTACAAAGGCAATTAGACAAAACGACAATTTAAGAGATTTCTGAACAGGAAATAGTTTCACTTTGAATAAAGCTATTATAAAGAAGGATGAAGAACTTTTACAAGATTTTGCTTCTGCTTTAAAGACACCAACAGATTCATTAAAAGAAGGTTCTGACATCGTCGAATATTGAAAAGATTTTACTTTAGGAGAATTAAATGCTGGTACTACTGCTTTGACAGAAAATCTAAATAAACTAAGTGAAGGAATAAGTTCAATTTCGAAAATTTTTACTGATGCATTTAAATTCCAAGAATATATTGTGAAGAACTATCCTGAATTAATAGAATATTTAGGAGATAGCCAACAATTAGCAAGTAAATTTATTGATAAATATACTAAAACAATTGAACTCTATAATGAATCTTCTTTTGAAGACGTTCTTGGTAATCCAAAGTTCTTTGGAGAACATCGAGATAAATTAATTGAAGAAGTTCAAACAGCGTCAGGATTAGATGATACTTCTTTTGAAAATCAAATAATGCAAAGAACAAATTTGATGGGAATTTCTACTTGAAAACAATTTATAGATTGGATAAACAGCTGAAATGGATTAGTACTTGATGATGATGGAACTGAATTAAAATTAGATACAATTAAAAAGGAAACTACCGACATTTTAGATAGTTTAGATTTAGTTTCTGATAAGTGAAATGAATTAATGGATTTAACTCTAGACTATTTAAGTAAAGATTTGGATCATCAAATTTCTAATTTAAATGCTCAAAAAGATCAAATTCAAAAAGTTAATAAAGAAAGAGAGTATGAGAACAAATTAATTAAAGCTAGAATAGATCTTGAAAATGCACAAAGAGAAAAGAAGAGAGTTTGAAGAGAAGGATTGGGTTTCGTATATGAAGCCGATCAAGGAAATATTCTTGAAAAACAAAAAGCTTTAGAAGATATCGAGAATGAAAAAATTATTTCAAAATTAGATGTTCAAATTACAGAACTTCAATCAATTAAGGATTCTCTCACTAAATGGAAAGAAGACGCCGATTATGAAGGACTGAAAGCTGTCGTTGAAGAAACGAAAAAAGTTATAGGAGCGGATTCTTCTAGTTCTATTTTAGGAATTCTTGAAAATATTAAAGAACATTATAATAAATCTATTGATCAAGATACAGAAGAAAAATTTACCGAAGGAGAAAATTATGCAGCTGTAGAGAGTAATATTTCAAGAGCTTTAAGTATTACTAGAGACTGGAAGCAAAATGAAACGAATAGAGCTCAAGCAGCAAATACAATTCGAGATATTTATAATGATAAAAATCTTTCAGAAGAAACTCGAGGGAAGATACAAGAACATTTTGGAGAAGATACTCTTTTCAATTCTATATTAAAATCTCCAGGTCGTTGAAATGCAAGTACTACAGCAAGATGAGATTTAAGTCGTTTTGGAAGCTCTTTAAAACCTATCGTGATAGATGGACAACCTTATATAATTGGGGATAGTTTATCAGATGATTATAAAGATTATCTAATCAATGATATTTCATTGGGAGAAGGATTTTTCTATGAGGGTGTAGTTCCTGGGGATGAAATTCCTTCATCTGGGTGGACACAATTACCAGCATGAAAAAAGTGAGAAGCAAAACAAATATTTAAAGAAGGTTCTTTCCCGAATGAATGAATTGGTAAAGAGACTCTCTTAAAAGCAGCTAATGGAGAGATAGAGTATATTTATAAAGATAAAAATGGTAAATTTTATAATTTAAAGCCAATAGAATATTCTATAGGTTCTCTATCTTCAGCTGGTGGTTTATCTCTTCTAAATGAATTTGGTACAGAAGCTATTGTTACACCACAAGGAACTCTAACAGCTTTACCTTCTAAGACAGGTATTGTTCCATCAGATATTACAACAAATCTTTGGAGATTAGGAGAAATGACTCCTGATATCTTAAGAGGATTAAATTCAGCGAAAGCATTAGATAATTTACGAAATAATTCAGCAGTTAATGATGAATCATTCCATGTTGAAAATCTTACAATGAATGTTGCAGCTGATGAAAGCTTTGATGCGGACGCATTCGTTCGTTCTATCAGAGAAAGAGTTTCTCTTACAAAAAATAAGAGATAAAAGTAATCTTTTATTTTGAATTAAAAGACAGAGGGATACATATTCCCTCTGTCGACACTCTTTGATTTAGACAGATATATTGTTTAAAGAAAAAGAGTATATCTTTTTAAGTTAAAGAGTGTTGAATAAACACAGAAAAACAAAATTACAAAGGAGGTCAATATATGGCAGTTTACAAACCAACATTTTGTTATCCATTCTTAAATAATATTGATATTAGAACTGTACCTGAAATTATAGGAAGTCCTAATGTTCCTAATATTGAATGGCTTAAATGTAAAATTAATACATCTAATAAAAATATAACAGGTTATAGAATCCATATTTTTGATGAAAACAATAATGAAATTTTTCCAAGTAAAGACTCGGACAAATATATAAGCCCAGTATCTGAACTTCAAAATTTTTTACCTGAAGATTATGAACAAGATTCAAATACAGGAATTAACGGAACTTTTTTATATATTCCATTTTTTCAGAATATCAATTCTGAATCTAAATTAGATTCTTATAATGCAGTATATTTTTCTGTTAATTATAAAGCTAATTATTTTTTAGCAGATACGACAAATTGGCAACTTGTTTATAATCAACAAGGGAATCCTCAATTAGAATATTTTGTTGACGGAGAATCTTCATGGGATGGTTATATAAATAATAATCAAGATAAAGTATCTGTAGGAGATCTAGTCTTAGTTCCAAAAATGATATTTCAATTAAATTCGATAGGAGGAATATTCCAAGTAGGAGAAGGTAAATGTCTCATTCCTGTTAAAACTTTTTCAGATATGGAAGAAGGAGAGAAAATTTTAATTCTTTGCGGTCAGTATGGAGGGAAAGTATATGAATATGATGAAAATGAAACTTCAATACCAGCTCTTAAAGAAACAACAGAATATGGTTGAGAAGATTTTCTAGGTAATAAGATAGAATTTTCTACTGAAAATAAAACATACAAGTGATCAATAGAATTGTTCCAAGGAGAGGGAGTAATCATTGAGCATCGTATTAATTATGATAATTTGTCAAATGATTGATTTGATATGACCCTTTCTTCAGGAAAAATTTTAGGAACAACTACTAAAAGAATTCAAATTGCTAAAAATTTTGGAGATGAAATTACTCCAAATTGGATGATTCCAACTTTTTCTTCAGAAAATCCTGTTGTGCTTCAAGGAACTTGGATGGAACTTTTTACAGAAGATTCAGATTCAAATAGTTCGAATATTGTGTCAAGCAGAATTTATGTGAATTCATATGATTCTACTTTAGGACACGTTTATCCAAGAGAAGGAGAATTGTCTTTAGATGAAGTAAACATTGCAAAATATGCTCGTTTTTATAAATATAGCAATAACCCTGAATATATATTAGATAATGATAAAGTTTCTTGTGCCACAACATCAAATATTAATTTGTATGTCGACGAATCTCCAACAAATCCTGGCTTAGGAGCCATAGATGGATACTCTCTGTCAAATGGGGAAAGAATTTTAGTAAAAGACCAAGATGATCCAAAAGAGAATGGAATTTATATTTATGATAGAGATGCTCCATGGAAAAGATCTGGGAGCTATGCTAAATGAGGAGATTTTTTGGGAAAAGTAATTTTTATAATTTCAGGAGAAAAAAATGGAGGAAAAAATTATCAATCTCAAGCTTTTGTAGGAGGGACTTTATTTTATACAGATAATTCATCTCAATATAAATCTGCGGATTCTCCTCTCTATTGGATAGAAGAACTCCCTCTTGTTCTTTTCAATAATAAATCAGAAAATATTTATACTTTTAGTCAATTTTATGATATAATAATGGGAGAAAGAATATCTGCAACATTCCAAACTCAAACAGTTACTGTTGATGTACCAACAAAGGATGGCTATAATATTTATGTCCAAGATATATTGGGGAGCACTACCAATATTCAAATAGATCAACAGCTAGGTAGAATCACTTTTAATGCTGTTACAGGTGCAGTTGCTTATGCTATTCAAATTATTTATTTTCCTATAATAAATTCTCTTCTTTTGTTGCTACCAACAGATAAAATAGATGGGATAAAAGTTCAATTAGGAGATTTATGCTACGTTTGTTATAGAGACGGTCAACCAGGGACGTGAAATTATGCATCAGCCTATTTATTAAAAGCAGTATTAGATACAAATGAAAATCTCATCTGAGAAATAACAAAAACATATGGACCAGAGGACAATAATACTTTCATGGCTATCAAAAAAGGGCGTAATACAGGGGCTGTATATAAATATTTAAATACAAGCTGGTCTATTAGTTCAACTGTTCAATATAATAAATATGACACCGAAGTACTACATAATACGGACGGAGAGGTTTTGATTTCTCCATATCAGTATATTGAAAAAGGGCAAAGGATTAAGTTAATAAATGGATACGTTGGAGAAGGAGACAATAAAACTCAATGAATCAGAATTAATTCTTTAGATAAAACTATATGAAAAGTAACTTATGATTCAACTTTAGGGACTATACCTTCTCAAGATCCTGATGACCCAAATGTTCCTTATAAATATGAAATTCGAAGTTATTTCAAACACAGTGATGAAAACCCGTTTTCTATTTATGAACAAGGATATTTAACTATTGACTCAAATTATGCTCCGTTTAAATATGGTAGTGTAGACAAGAGAGGAATTGAATTTACAGGTGAATATCATCAACAACAAAAAGCGTCTTGAGAATCCTATAGATGGATTTTAAAGAATTCATATGGAGAAGTAATCCAAGATACAGGGGAGCAATTTGATAAAGAGATTAAAGTTAATTTCTATGGTCTATCTAATAGTCAACTAGATAATAAAAATAAATATTCTGCTACACTTTTAGTTACAGATGAATTTGGAAAAATTTTAGAAAAGACGATTGATTTTGAAGTTTATTTTTCATCAGGAGGAGATACACCTATTCGTTTAGTAGGGGAAATAGATTGTGATTCTCAATCAATATTATTTAATATTATGGACTCTACAACGGAAGAGATTTATGAAGGAGAAATTATTTATTCTGTTTACAGAAGACAATGAGAACAATATAAAAATTCTTTTAATTCATTAGATACAGAATTTGTTATTGGAGATTGAGAACCTGTTATAATAAATTCTTCAGAAAAATCATTCCGAGATTTTAATATAAAGAGTGGATACTCTTATGAGTATATTCTTTATACTCAAATTAATAATATTTCTGTAAATCAGTATGGTATAAAGGACATAGATGCTAAACACAGCAGCGTGTCAGGGGATATATTTACTCCTTCTTGACAATATTGGAGCCTTACAGAATTAATTCCTGTTGAGACTACAGATAGGACTTTACCAATAATTCAAAATCAGTTTAAAGCGAATTTAAACAATATTTGGGTATTTAAATATAATGCAGAATATGGGCAACAAGCACAGAATTTCTCTAAGAATGAAATCGAAACTTTAGGCCGTTACTCAAAAGTAGGCTTTGGAACTAAAAATTATATTTCTGGAGATATAAGCTGTTTATTGGGATCTGAAATCATTCCTTATACATCTCTAGGATATATTGAAAGATTACAAAATGGTGTTTATAGGCCATTATCTACCAATGAAAAAATAAGAATGTTAGAGCAGTGAAGAAATATGGCATTTTCAAAGAATCCGAAATTATTGAAAGATAATAAAGGACAAAGTTGAATTGTTCAAATCTTCTCAAGCTCGAATACTCCTTATAGTAAATTTATTGATCAACCTGACACTATTAATTTTTCATGGAAAGAAATTAAATCCGTTGGAAATAATACTTTAATCTGATCTGAATTAGGAAATCTCCCTGGAAGAAATTCTTGTAATTACAATTGGTTTAAATATGGGAAAAAAGATATTAATGGCACACTAATATCAATAAAATTAATTGATGGTGTTGACAATATTAAAGTAAATTATGTAGATCCAATAACTAATTCAGAAGAAATAACATATTTTAGAAACTTAGGATGAAATGATCTTTTAATTAAAAAAGGCAGTAATTTAACAGTTAAAATTACACCAGATGCAGATCATCTTATAGACCCTTCAGAATGATGAGAGGACGAGGGAAAAGATTTTGAAAACATAACCCAAGATATGACTATTTCTAATGGAGGAGGAGATCAAAATTATTCTTGTGTTCAGATGCAAGGATTAACAATTTCTGCAGGGACAGGAATTTCTCAAGTTTATTTAGCTAATACTAATAATGTTCTTTGAGGATATCCAAGTGGGCATACTTTCAGTGAGGACACGGTGTATGGATATGCTGTTGTTAATTCAGGTTATCATTTAGAAATTGATGGAGCTCAAATGATTCTAGATAATGGACAACAAACCAATATATATTGTATTGGATCAAAGAGTCAAGAGGCAAGAATTAATTTTGGGACAATAAATGCTGTAGCAGATACAGCGACATATTTATTCTGTATTGGGGAAAATTATCCACAAACAGATGTCGTAACACAAACAAATAAAAGATATGGAGTATTCAGTGAAGCCCTTGATAATAGCAATAGCTCAATTCAAATTGCGGGGGCCTCTTATCCTTATTCTTCTAGTATAAGTAGTTTATATGTTTCAGGAGTAACATTATCAGGGACGGGGGAAAGAACAGTTAATTTACATGTTGTTTCATCCTCACCTCTTTCTACAGGATCAGGATCGGGGCCTATATTTTATTATTTAAAAGATGGTGATGCAAATAAAAAGATCTTGAGTTTACAATCAATTGGAAATTCGAGAGGTACCATTTCTTATTTAGATACATCAGAACAAATAATTAGACAATTTAGTTTTTCATCTATCACTGTTTCTACAACTAGAGTAATAGGTTCTGGATTAGTTAAAACAGCAGAAGTTAATAGGAAAATCTCTTATCAAGGATATTATTTGGCAAATCAATATAGCTTGAAGTATAATTTACTCAAAGAATCTTGTCTTACACAAAATAATGGAGAGAGATTTACAGTATTAAATTGCAATGACCTATTTGAAAGAAAAGGCACTTCAATTAGTCTACAAAAGGATGAACAAACAATAAATTATACAATACGATATTATTCAATTGATTCAGAAGAGGTAATTTACCCTAATTGAAATGGAATAACTATGGAAGCCATCTTAGGAGGGATTTTAACAACTTCTTCAGGAGTTCTAAATAATCAAGATGTCGTTTTAAATAATGTGTCAGTTGGAAGTTCTTGTCAAGTAGACGAAACTGTGGGATCTATAACTAAACTTTCTAGTATTTCTCCTGTTCTTGCTGAAGGTCATACTGTTATTTATCCATATTGGGTACAAAGTTGTGTAATTAATATTCCTACATTAGTTGGAACGCAAACTAAGATTGCCTCTAATTTAAAAATTTCATATGTTAATCAAGGGATGACTCAAGTTGGTACTTTTTCTGACAATGTTAAGGTCCCTTGCATTGATAAAAATAGTTCATATACTGTATCACAAGAAACGAGCTTACGTTATGGTCTTTCTTTAGCTACTTCTCAGCAATCTTCTCCTGTTTTAGTAAAAGGTCAAGTTATTCCTGAAGATGTAGCTTATAGATACCCTAAAGCTGATACAGAAAGTTCTCCTCATATAAGTATCAACGGTCTTTATGTCGGGCATATAACTGTTGTTCTACCAATTACATGAGGAGATATAAACGATGGAATTGAATTCCCTGTTAAAGCAATTATGGAAGATAATTTATCTGGAACACGAGCTACTTCTAGATTGTCTGTAGATTGAGATGCAGAGGGTAATGAACAAGACCCTGTTCAATATAAAGGAGATTTCCGTTGGATAGGTCCAAACATTCCTATTTCTCTTAACTTATCTCTTACAGATTTAAGTGATTCAATTTATACTCACATGTCTACTTCTATTACGGTTCCAGTTTCGACTTCATAGGAGAAAATAACTTATGCAAAACAATCTTATTAATCTTTTAAGTGGAGATGTGCTTTCATATTCTTGAGAAAGAAATGGTCAATATATAGATTCAAAGATAAATCTAGAGGATTTTCTTGAAAATATAAAGGAAAATTATTTTGCAGTTCGTTATAGGATTTTTATCCTTTTTGATGATGAAACAATTAATTATGAGATTCCAAATGAAGATATTTTATTAACAGGTTCTTATAATGAAAATTATCAAAATGGACAAAGAAGGACACTATCATTTTCTTTATATAATAATGAGAATAAATATACACCTGGAATTAATAATTTATGAGCAGGAACAAAAATTTCTTTTGAATTAGGAATAGAACTTATTGATGATTCTACCGTATGATTTAAGAAAGGAATCTATACTATCTCAAAAATAGATCCACAACTATCGGCATCACAAAGTTTGGTTCAAATTTCAGCAAATGATAAATTTTCATTATTTGAGAACCGAACAGGAATTTTAGATACAAGTTATGAAATTCCTGCAGGCTCAGACATAGAAGATATTATTAATGTCATTAAATTAAAAGACTCAGGATCGGGATCTCCTCTCGATCCTCAGCCAATAATATATCATTCTTCTTTCAAAGGAAAAACAACACAGATTGCTATTTCAAAGAACGCTGGAGAAAGCTTTGCGAGTATTCTATTAGATTTAGCTACTCAAATATCTGCAGAAATTTTCTATAACTCTGTTGGTCAATTAACTATTGTTCCAAACGGAGAAGTTACTCAAGATGACGACAAACCGCTGTTAGGAATATATAATTTTGACAAAGCAGATTTTGAAACATTAAATTTTTCATTTGATTTGAATTCAATTATAAACAAGATTATTGTAATGGGGACAGGAAATAACGGTGCGGTATGTAAAGCTATTGCCGTTAATGATGATCCAGGTTCTCCTTTATGTTATCAAAGAATAGGATATCGAACAGGGGAAATTATTAATGATAGTAATATAACAACAGATTATTTAGCTCAGGAAAGAGCAGATTATGAATTACGTTCACAATTAATTTTAAAAAGTTCAACATCTATTGATATTTTAATTAATCCTTTCCTTGAAGTTAATAACCTAATAGCAATCAACTGTGAGTTCTTTGATTTAAAAATGGCTAGATTTATAATTCAAAGTATATCTTTTAATTTAAATTATACAGGGACTATGAATCTATCAATTAGTAATATTAAGAATATTAAAGCATTAACAAGATAATATATTAATATATTATACAACCTAAAGAAGGCCACGTGCCTTCTTTTTTTTACTTTTTTATAAAGTTTCTTGACTCTAAGAAAAAATGAATCTATAATTATTTTGCAACCAAAACTTTAGAAAGGAGAGTAAAACAAAGTTATGGAAGAAAATATTTCAAGAAAAAATTTTATTAGAGTTGTAGGTTATTTAAAAGAAAATTTGTTAGAACAAGTTAAAAATGCGGACGGAGAAAATGTTATCCGTGGATCCATCATTATAGCTACTAGCGAATTAGAAAGTCACAAAATTCAATTTTATGTGAAGCAAAAGAATAAGAAAGGAGAAGAAACAGAAGAATATACTGATCTCTGTGAACTTCTTCCTCATAACACTATTAGTATTGCTTCATATTTAAAAGAAAATAGTTCTGCTAATTTTGCTGTTGCTTCAAGCATGGCTACAAAAGTCTGGGCTACAGGTTCTTTTGATGAATTTACTAAGAGAGAAGGAGAGATAGAAACAACTATGATCCTTTTAAAAGGTAGAAAAGGAGGAATCAGAACTTCTAATGATAAATCTGATTTTGTTCCATGTGCTACTTTCACTACTGAAAATTTCATTAGTTCAATTGAAAAAGAATTCGATGAAGATGGAAAAGAAACAGGAAGATATATCTTACAAGGTTATGTTCCTACCTATGATGGTGGAGCTCAAAAAATTTCATATATTGCACCTGTAGAAGAAAATGTTGCTGCTTTTATTTCAAAGACTTATGCAAAAAATGATACTGTTACTTTAACAGGAGATATCGTTAGTCTTGTTGAAAGACAAGAAGGAGAACAATCAAAGGAATCAAGATCATTTGGTAGATCTTATGATACTCAATATGTTACTAAATTCATTAGAGAACGTAGAATATATGGTGGTTCACAAGTTCCTATTCATCAAGGAGAAAAAGGTTGCATTTCTTTAGAAGAGATGAAAGAAAGATTACTCAAGAGAGAAGAAAAAATTAAAGCTGCAAGTATGTCTCGAAAAAATAAATCTAATAATGTTAATACATCTTCTTCAACATCAACTGCAATTTCAGGAGAAGCAGTTTATGATAAAAATGTAGCCTCTTTTGACAATCAAACTCAAAATCCTTCTAGAATTCCTTCTGCAGATATTGACTTTTAGGAGGTCAATATGCCAACAGATGTAAAGAAAGAAATTACCCTTTTTTCAGGGAAAGATTTATCAGATTTAGCAAAGATAGAATCAACCTTAGACACTTTTATGTCTGAGGCTGATTATGATCTTATATCTAGTGCTGATTTTATTAATTTTTATTCAAAATTAGTTGAAATTAAAGATAAAGCGACAAAAGTAAAAGAAAAAATAGACTCAAAAGTAAAAACGGTTTTACAAGAAGAATATCAAGAAACAGGAAATCAAGCTGTTGATACTGAATTTGGTCGTATAATATTCGTCCCAGAATCTGTAAAAGTTTCTTTAGATTCTACAAAACTCAAAGAAGAATATCCTGATGTATATACAAGTTGTTGTAAAGTTTCACAAATTGCCTCTTCAATAAGATATACTAAAAAGAAGAAGGAATAATTACTTATGTATAAGCAACAAAAGAAAACGAAATCTTCTTATTCTAAATTAAATACTTATAAATCTTGTGGATGGAAGTATAAACTTACATATGAAGACAAGCATTTTCTTTTTTCTGAATCAATAAGTTCTTTATTTGGAACTCTTGTCCATTATATTGAAGAACAAATTGCAAAGAGAATAAAGAATCATGAAGAAATCAATTACGAACAACTTAAAGAAGAATTTTACACTTTAGATATTCCTAAAACGTCTCCATGAGATCAGACAGGGGGAATTTATGGTATTACTAAAATTATCGAGAAATTCCCGAAAGAATACTATCAGAAGAACAATCAAGGAATATCTTATGAAGATAAAGCTAAAAAATATTTACAGACAGGAATTTATCGTCTAGAAAAGTATTTAAACGAGAATCCTCAACTTGAAGTTTATGGAACCGAAGTTTATTTTGAGACTGAATATATAAATAACAATGTAATTTCAGGAAGAATTGATAGAGTCTTCTATAATAAAGAAAATGGTAAATATTTAATTGAAGATATAAAAACTAAAGATAAACCTTTTAATGAGGATGAATTAAACATTCCATTACAGTTTGCTATTTATAGTAATGCACTTGCAAAGATGTTAAATATACCAATAAAAAATATTTCATGTGCTTATGATCTACCTTTTTGTGAAGTAAAACAACCTGTTTTAAATCCTAATTTTGTAGAAGAAGGGCTTCAACAAATTAATGAAATCTTTGAAGGAATAGACAAACGAGATTTTATTCCTCATCCTTCAGCATTATGTGCTTATTGTCCATTTAGTGAAACTTATCCAGATCAGCCAGAAGAAGGGAAGAAACTATGCTGTTATTATTCCTTATGGAAACCTGGAGGATCTCATCGTGTTTGGGAAGTGGCGCACAAATGGGAAGGAATTGAAAAAAACGATGAAATACTAAAAGAGTTTTTTAAAGAGAACGATTTCAATTTTGAATTTTAGAGGAAATTATGAAAGAACAAATTAAAATAGATTTTGATTTATTAACAAAATATCGTTGGGATTCAGAATCAGCAACAGATTTACCTATTATTAGTATTATAAAATTTTATCAAGCTTCTGGTATTTATGATATTATAAAAAAGAATACTCTTGAAGAAAACAAACAATGGGCTTGTATAGATATTCTTGGTTGCAATTTTTATACAATGATGCGTATTAGAAGATTTATTGAAGATAATTGGAAGCATTTTAATGTTATGATCGATGCCGATGAACATATTTTTTGGAAAAATGGTAATAAATCATGGCATAAATATGAAAGAACATTGTCTTCTAAGATTTCAAATAGTATTAAAGCAGATTTCTCTATGTTTTGCCCTTCTTTAGATGATTCTTTGGAAGATAACATTATAGAAATTAATATTCCTGAAGAAAAAACAGAAGATAAAAATTAACCCCTAATTACTTTTTGATCTAAAAACATTTTACCCTCCGAAATAACCCTTCGGGGGGTGTATTAATAATTAATATTTTAATTGACTTTTGTTCTAAAAGCATCTATAATTTTATTAGAGGTATTAAATAAGAGGTGGATTATGTTTGTTAGTTTACACAATCATACTGAAAAATCAAATATAAGAATGCTTGATTGCATTATAAAAACAGAGGATTTAATCTATAAAGCGATTGAATTAGGTTATAAAGGAATTGCTATTACAGACCACGAATGCCTCTCTTCAGCTATACAAGCATTAAAAACTCGAGATGAAATAAAAAAAGAGCATCCTGATTTTAAAATCATTTTTGGAAATGAAATTTATCTTATAGATGAAAAGGATTATAAAAATAACCCTGTTTATTATCATTTCATTTTATTAGCAAAAGATCTTATTGGTTGGAATCAATTAAAGGAACTATCATCTAGAGCGTGGAAAAGATCATATGTTCAAAAAGGACTTCGTAGATGCCCTACTTTCTATTCGGATCTAGAAGAAATAATTGGTCAGAATCCTGGTCATGTTCTCGGACAATCGGCCTGCCTAGGAGGAGAACTTGCTTGCGACATTTTAGCACATAAAGTTCCTGAAGCAAATCAATTTATAAGATGGGGAATTAAGGTTTTTGGACAAGAAAACTTTGCCTTAGAATTACAGCCATCGGATTCAGAAGAACAAACAACTGTTAATAAAATTCTTGTAAAAATGGCTAAATATTATGGAGTTAAATACCTTGTTACCACAGATAGCCATTATTTAGATAAAGAAGATTTTGGTATTCATTCAGCTTTTTTGAACAGCAAACAATCGTCTGATCGTGAAACTGAAAAGTTTTACAAGTATACATATGTAATGCCAGAAGATGAAATTAGAGAAATGTTAAAATTCTCAAATTTAACAGAAGAAGAAATTGATACATGTCTCCAAAATACGGTTTCATTCTCAGAAAATATTGAAGAATATGATTTTCGAATGCCAACTAATGTTCCGTGTTTAAAATTAGAATCATTCACTTTACAACATTTATTAAAAGATTGGTATGAAGAATTTCCTTTTATAAAAGAGTTTGCTTATAGTTCAGTTGAACAAAATAGATACTTAATTTATCTTATTGAAAAAGGAATTATTGAAAAGAATATTTTAATTACCAAAGATATTGCATCTCGAATTAATGAAGAGTTGGATGTAATTCTCTATATTAGTGGTGAATTAAAACAAGATATTAGTGCATATTTGAATCTTGTTCAAAAAATTGTCAACATCTGTTGGGAAGTATCTTTCTTAGGTGTTGCACGAGGAAGTGCTGCTTGTTTCTTAATTAACTATATTATAGGAATTACGCAAGTTAATCCTTTAGACTATGACATTCCTTCCTTCAGATTCTTAAATAAGGCTAGAGCAGATGCTTTACCAGATATTGATATAGATGTTTCACCTGACAAAACAGAAGAGATCCTTAAACTTCTTAAAGAATATTTTGGAGAAGATAACGTATTAAATTGCGCTACTTTTAAAACAGAATCTTTAAAAGCTGCAATTTTAACAGTTATGAAAGGTCTTGGATATAATAATGATGATGCTCAAAATTTAACTTCTTTAGTTCCTTCAAAAAGAGGTATTACATATACTTTAAAAGATTGTCTTGAAGGAGATTCTGAAAAAGGATATGAACCTGTTCCTGGATTTGAGAATCAATTAAAAAAATATCCTGGCGTTTTTGAAGCAGTTAAAAAGATAGAAGGATTATCAATGAATCCAAGTATACATGCTTCTGCAGTTTATATTTTTACGAATGGTTTCCTCTCTCAAAATAGTTTAATGACAGCTCCAAACGGGACTCCGATTACAGCTTTTAATATGCATGATTCTGATGATATGGGTGCTTTAAAATTTGACTTACTAAGAACTGAAGCTGAATCAAAGTTAATGAAAGCGTGTGAACTTCTTTTAAAAGATGGAACAATCACATGGCAAGGTTCATTAAGAGAAACATATAATAAATATCTTCATCCAAGTGTATTGCATTATGATAATCAAGAAATGTGGGATAACTTGAATGATAATAAATATAGTGATATATTCCAGTTAGATACTTCAGTAGGAAAAGTAGGAGTTAATAAAATGAGACCTCATTCCGTAGCTGAATTATCAGCTGTAAATGGTTTAATTAGACTACAGGTTGAACCTGGAGATGAATCACCAGTAGATAGATATGTTAGATTCAAGAATAACATTAATCTTTGGTACGAAGAAATGGATTCTTATAATTTAACAGAAAATGAAAAGAAAATTTTAGAGAAATATGTTCTTGATAAATATGGCGTTGCTTATTCTCAAGAAGATCTTATGAGAATTTTAATGGATCCAGGCATTTCTTCTTTCAGTTTGAAAGATTCTGATAAAGCAAGAAAAACAGTTGCTAAAAAGCATATTGACGAAATCGAAGCTCTTAAAGAACATTATTTTTCAAACCCAGGAGGAAGGCAAGAGTTCCGACAATATGTATGGGATAAAATGATAGTTCCTCAATTAGGTTATAGTTTTAATTTAGCGCACGGAATATCTTATTCTTTGATTGCTTTACAAGAACTTAATTTAGCTTATTTTTACAATCCTTTATATTGGCAATGTGCTTGTTTATGTATAAATGCAGGCAATTCTATAGATAGTTTTTCAGAAGATTCTGATGATGAAGACGAAGTTGAAATAGATCTTAATAATAAAGCAGAGAATGATGCATCAGAAGAAGAGGATTCTTCAGATGAAAAGAAATCTAAGAGTACAGCTCCAAACTATGGTAAAATTGCAAAAGCGATTGATGATGCACAGCACAGTGGAGTAAAGATAGAACTCCCTAATATCAATACTGCAGAAGAAGATTTTATTCCAGATATAAAGAATTTCAGTATTATTTATAGTTTAGCTGCTATTAACGTTGTAAGCGATTCTTTATACGAAGATATTATTAAGAAGAGACCTTTCTCTTCTATAGAAGATTTTTTAAATAGAGTTTCAGTAACTCCTGTTCAAATGATCGGATTAATTAAAGCAGGCTGTTTTGATGAAGTAGAAAAAATTAGTCGTTTATTTATTATTAAAAAATATTTATCAATTTTATCTGAAAATCAATTCCCTGTGAAAGCTAAATTAACTACAGCCAATATTCAAAAGGCTTTGAATTTAGGTATGAATTTAGAAGAATATGAGATTGAAATTCGTTTCTATAAATATAAAAAATATTTGGATAAAGAATGTTCAGATAATCAAAATCGTAGATATATAATTTCTGCAGAGCTAGCATGTAAATTTTTCTCAAATTATATTGAAAGATCTCTTAATATAACTAAAAATGAGTTTGGTTATCTTTCAGATGGATCTATTTGGGTAAAAATGTCTGCTTTTGATAGAGTGTATAAAGAAAAAATTGAAAGATTAATGAGCTTTTTAAATACAGAGAATGGTAGACAATTGTTTGCAGATTTTGAAAGAAATAAATTTTCTGAAGAATTATTTGCAAAATATTGTTCTGGCACTGAATCTACATGGGAAATGTCTACAATGTCTTTCTATCACTCTAAACATGAACTTGCAGGAACTAATAATGAATATTATAATATTTGGAATTTTAATGAATTAAATGAAAATCCAAGTGATGATAATACTTTCTATTGTGCTATTGCAGGAACTGTTACTGATTCAGACAAAACTAAACATATCATAACTTTATCCACTGTATATGGAATTGTAAGTGTAAAAATGTATTCTAATATTTTTAACATTTATAATCAAAAAATTAGTTCTATAGATCCTGCCACTAAAAAGAAAGTTGTAATTGAGCAGTCTTGGCTAAAAAGAGGAACTAAAATTATAGTATATGGTTTCAGAAGAGAAAATATGTTTGTTTGCAGAACAGATAGATCATCTAATTATCCAAGAACTGTAGGGTTAATTGAAGATGTTCATTCAGATGGAACTTTAGAGATCAGATATAGAAGACGAAGAAATTAAATATAACAAGATTATACTTGACTTTAAATAAAATACAATATAAAATATTGTTGAAGAGAAAAAATATCTCAAATAAAAGAGCACTTTTATTTTTTAGAAAGTCAGGTAAATTGTTTAAAAAAATAAAAGAGGCATTAAAAAATAAACTGTCTCTTTTGTTTTATTTAAGGAGGAGAGTCTGTAATATATAATGGGAGAAATAAGATTTATGAAAAATAAAAAGCTATACAAAAAAATATTAAAAAAATATAAAAAACAATTGAATCAAATAAATAATAAAGTAAAAGCAGCTCCTTGGGAATATGGATTTGTTCTAGAGTATTTAATAGCAACCATGAAGTTCATGAAAGAATATTATGATTTAGGATATAATGTTTTCCAATCAGAAGAAAGTCTCAATGAAATTAAAAAGACTTTAGCGGAGACTTTAAAAGCTTATGAAGAATGGGATGGCTTCAATAATCATTATTTTCATTTAGATGACGATAATCCTTTCGATTATGTTGAGACAGACAAAGGAGGATATTATATCGTCCCTGCAAGACCAGAACTTTATGAAGAAGCCTCTTTAGATAAATATTCAAAAGAGTATAAAGAAAGAAGAGATAAATTTTTTAAATTATTATCTGATAATATAGAAACATGGTGGGATTAGAGAGGTAAACAACAATTATGAAAACATTAGAAGAATATATTTTAAATCAATTAGCAGATACACAAAATGAACTAGATGCTGTTAAACAGGAAAATAAAGAATTAAAAGAAAAATTAAGTAAAAGAAATGTTGAAGAATTACAATTAGAAGATCTACCAAATTCAAAAACTATTACGATCAGTGAATCTCCAAATTATTTTTATGATTTGGTAGCAGCTAGTGGATCAACTATAAATGATTTATTGAAAGACAACAACAAAACGCCTGGTTTCTTAAAACAAGTTTTAGAAGATGAAGAATCATATAATGAATACCTTAATCTAAAATCAGACAAAGGTTATTACTCTATGGAAGCTTGTGGTGGTGAAATCAGAAGAAGTGTCTATGATTATTTACTTATAAATTACTATGGTAAAAAACATGTTATCTTTTCTACTTATAAAAAATGGGATGATATCAGATGTATAGACGATGAAACATGCTTCTTAGATTATGAAAAAGCAAAAGAAGGATTAAAAAAGTTAATTTTTTGAAACATAGATCAATATTTTAGATGTAAATATGATGAATATTTTAAACCGAAAGATAATGCAGATTCTTCTCAAGATATATTAAAAAATGTCGTATTGACTTAACAATAAAGAAACATTGAAAAATTTAGGAGAACTAAAAGATGAGAATTAAATTAGACCATAAAATAAATTTAAAAAAGTGCCCAATTTGTGGAAGCAGTCCTTTATTAGCAACTCATGATATGGGAGAACCAAATGGTAGAGGTTATCCTGGAAATTATTCATTTTGGTTTTACTGTCCATTTTGTGAAAGAGTAGAAGGAAGTTGCAGTGATACTGTTTACACAGACACAAAACAAGAATGTATAGAAATAGCAGTTAAATCTTGGAACGAAGAAGTAGATAAAATAGAAAAACTTTTAAGTGAAAGAGATTAAAAATTAAGGAGATAAAAATGATAGCAAAAATCGTAAATGAAATAAAAGTATATGAAATAAATGGAAAAGATACAGAAATTCCTTTTGAAACAAGATTATATGTAGAAAGTCACTGGACTTCTTCTTGTAAGTTTGTAGTTTTAAATTTTAAAGATATGTCTATAACTGTTGCTGCAAATGATTTATTAGAAGCAATAAAAAACGCCACAAATAAAAGTTATTAGAAAGAGGAAAATAAAATGATAGCAACAATTGTAATAGGCCTTCTACTTATCATAGCTATTCTTGCATTAATTCTGTTCTGTTGTAATGAAATTATTGAAGGTATTTCTATCATTATATTACTTATAACTGGTCTTATCATCGCTTTAGTAATATCTTTATCTATGGGCAAAAGCTTCACTAAAAAAGATATGACTAAATATTTAACTGAAAAAGAACAAATAGAATATCTGCTAGAAAATAAACTTAGTCTATATTCTATCGAACAAGCAGAAAATTATAATTACAAAATACAGCAAGGAAATAACTATTGGTGCAGATTTAATATAGAAGATCGAAGTGCTTATCTAATAGACATTGATAGTTATATAAAAGATGGAGATTAATATGATCAATGATAATTTAGGAAATAGAATGAAGACATATTATGAAGAAGTTTCTAGAACAAAACTTATTCGTAGAATGCCTGTAATTATTAGACTAGATGGTAAAGCTTTTCATACTTTTACAAGAGGCTTTAAAAAACCATTTGATGATATTTTTATGAAAACTATGCAAGAAACCATGAAATATTTATGTGAAAATATTCAAGGTTGTGTATTAGGGTATACTCAATCAGATGAAATTACACTAGTATTAGTTGATTATAATAAGTTAGACACTTCTGCATGGTTTGATTATGAAGTTCAAAAAATGGTCTCTATATCAGCTTCTATGGCAACATTTGCTTTTAATAAATACTTTAATGAATTTTATCTTGAACAACTTGCTGAAAAAGGTGAAGCAGATAATTATGATTTAATTTATGATAAAGCTCGTAGAAAAGGTGCTTTATTTGATAGTAGAGTGTTCAATATCCCAAAAGAAGAAGTTACTAATTGTGTATTTTGGCGTCAAAAAGATGCAGAGAGAAATTCTATTAATGCTTTAGCACAATCATTATTTAGTCATAAATCATTACAAGGTCTTAACTTAAAAGATACTGTGACTAAGATTGAACAAGAAGCAGGAATTATTTGGGGAAATCTTCCAACTGAACAAAAAAGAGGAACCTGTTGCATTAAAAAAGAATGTAAATGGGTTATTGATAAAGAAATTCCAATGTTTAAGGATGAAGGAAGAAACTATATAGAAAAGTTAATTTATGTAGAAGAGGATTAATATAGGTACTGTTATGGAAAGATTAACACGTGGATATTTAAGTGGAAATTATTCTGCTATTGAACAAAAATGCGATTGTGTAAAATCTGGTGAACTAGGTTTTTATAAAGCAATCAACAAACTTGGACAATTAGAAGATGTTGAAGAAAAACATAATATTGATTTATTAAAAGCTTTATCAATATTAGATAATGGTATTTGGATTATTTACGAAGATGAAAAAATTATAAATAGAAAACCTAAATTAAGATTTACTGATAATAGTTATTGGTTTGAATATGATTATTATATCTATAAACCTGAACATTATGGTAAGACTTGGGCATTTACTAAAGAGGAATTAGAGAATGAGCAAATTAGACAACAGAAATAAAGATCTTCTTGAATTATGTAGAAAGCAAGAAAAAGAAATTAAAGAATTAACATTAAAGCTCTCAAAAATGAAGGAAGATAATAAAATTTCTGCTCCATCTTGTGAACAACTTGAAGGAATGAAAAGATTAACTGAAAAGAAAATAGTTCAACCAAGTTGTGACATAAATGGTGAACTTGAAAGTAAAGAATACATTTATATTAAAGATAAAACCCTTGCCGAAAAGAAACTTTTTGAGTTAGAAGATATAGAAGAAAAATTAGGTATTGATTTAATTACATTATTTAAGGCATTAGAACAGAAATGGGCTTATTGTATATATAACAAAAAAATATGTCCTATGATAGTTTGCATAGAATATTTCAAAGATACTGGTTTTGCTATTAGTAGTGTATTTGGATACACTTATAAACTCAAAGATTATGGTAAAACTTGAGCGTTGACCAAAGAGGAATTATTATAATGTATATAAGAACAAATGATGGTATTTATGAAACAAAATATCAAATTGAAGAAACTGTATATTGTAGCCTCAGTTCTGAAGATAACGAAATGGATTGGGTCTATGAAATAAATGAAAAAGACATTATATCTGATGCTGATTCAATAAAAGAATTATGTGATGAGTTTGTCTTTGATGATGGAGATGGTGCCCCACTATTATGTACATATGAAGAATTAATATATTGGTTTAACTATAGTAAAAAGCAACAATTTAAAACAAGAAATTGCTATGGTGCTATCTGGACTGATAAAGGTTTAATCTATGCAGCAAAGATGAATGATGAAAGGGAGTTAAGATTAATATGGTTACAAAAATAAGTAATAAAGAAGCATATGAAAAATTAGATAATACTTTGTGTCTGAATTGTCAATCAATAAAGTTTAACATTGACAAAGAAGAAAACATTGACTGTAAAGATGTCTATGAAATGCTTAAATGTTTAGAGATCGTTAAAAAGCGATTAGAAGCATTAGAAATTATAAAAGAAAAACAAATTGATACAAATTGGTTTAAATGTTGTAATTCATCAAAGGATTATAATAATAGCGTTCCTAGCTATAAACAAATAACACGAGAAGAATACGGCTTATTAAGAGAGGCATTAGTAGATGACAAGTAAAGAAGCATTAAGAAAACTTATGTTAGATGATTTTACACCTATGAATGATTTAGTTTATAGGAAAAATCTAAATAATGAAATTCAAATTGCAAAACCTATGTATTTAGGAGTAAGTCCAGAGGATTGTTACAATATAATTGAAAAAGATTTAACTATATTAGAAAAATTAAAATCTCATATAGTAGAAATCGATAATGATAAAGATAATGGAGATGATTATTATTTCATTGTGTTATTAAAAACAAAAGAAGTAAGGGAATTATTAGAAGAATTAATAAAGGAATTAATATGATAAACAAAAAATCTTGGTATTATGTATATTCTTTATACAAAGACCCTTTTGGGAATAGTATATCATCTTATTTAAATCTTATGTATATCTCTGATAGTAAAGAAGCAGCAATACAATATTGTCAGAATGCAAATGAATCTTGTAGAAATATTTATTATTTTTGAAGAGAGGTATTAGATTGGGAAGATTAACAAATAAAAACAAACAAGGTTTTGAAATATACGATGAAGAAAAACTTGAGTTTGAAGATTATTATGATAAACTGAAAGAATATGAAGATATAGAAGAAAAGTTAAATATTGTTTTCATAATAGGTGGAAAAGCACTCTTAAATGGAATCATCACAAAGCATTATGGATTCATTCCAGGGGATTGTCTACAATTAGAAAAAGCTAGAATATATATACCTATGTATGGTGTAGCTTTACCTTTTTACGGTCCAGTAGGATATGGAGTAACTTGAGCTTTGACAAAAAAGGAGTTAAAGAATGACAAGTAAAGATTTAGTAATAGTTCATTTCGGTGCATTAGGTTTTCTAAACCCAGCTGAAAATGAACAAATATTAAAAGATAGAGATAAAGTATTAAAAGACTTAACTGCATTAGAGATTATTAAAGAGAAAAAAGTTAATGTTTGAATACTTACTATATGTAAGGAGGTTGGAGTTTATAATGCTGCAATTCCTAACGATATGATGAAACGATTGACGTTAGAGGAGTTTAATCTATTACAAGAGGTATTAGGTTATATGGATTTATCAAAAGAGGTATCAGGATGGAAAGAATAACTAAAAAAAGAGATGATGGTTTCTATGAATTAGCACCAAATAAAGAAATTTATGGTTGGGAAAATGGCATTAGATTAGTTCAAATAATTGGTGCATATGAAGATGTTGTAGAAAAGTTAAATATTGATTTAATTATAGGTGGTAAAGCACTCTTAAATGGAATCTTTACAAAAGATTATGGATTCATTCCAGGAAATAATTTACAATTAGAAAAAGCTAGAATAAATATACCTATATATAGTGTAGCACTACCATTTAAAGGTTCAGTAGGGTATGGAGTAACTTGGGCTCTAACTAAGGAAGAATTAGAAAATGGAAAAAAGATTAACTAAAGAAGATATTTTAAATATATCTAAAAATCCATCGTTTATATTACCTAGATTAGTTGGTAAACAAATGAGTTCACAAATAATAAATGAATTACTTGAATATAAAACTATAGAAGAAAAATTTGGAATTGATTTAGTGACTTTGGTTAAGGCATTGGATGATAAAAATACAAAATATTTTGATGATGGATGTGAAAGTAATCATATTCTGTTAAATTTTAAAAATAAAAGTTTTATATGTCCTAATGGAGATGAATATTATTTCAAAGACTTTGGTATAACTTGGGCATTGGACAAAAAGGAGTTAGAACTAGAGTATGATTAAGTATAGAATATGCGACCATAATGAAGAGTATATAGCTGTTGAAGTTTTTAATGAATGTGATATAGAAGAAGTTAAAGAAAAATTGCATAAAGAAGGATACTTAATTATAGGAACTAGATTTATGTTCGGTAGCATTTTTATAGAAGGTTTAAAACGAGAAATATTGGAGGCATAAAAGAATGACTATAGCAGAAGAAAACTTTTATCATAATATAGAGCGTATTGCAAATGCTTTGGAAAGTATTTCAAATACATTAAAGGAAGATGAAAAAAGCTCTTTAGTTCTTGCTGATATATGTAAAAACTTCTTTGCAAATAAAAAAGAAGATGCAAAGGTAGAAATTAAAAATGAAAAATTGTAAAAACTGTAAACATTTGTTTGCAAGAGATATTTGTTATTTTTGTGATATAAATACACAAGAAATTACAATACCACTATTTAAGGGAGGCAAAAAATGTGAGTGCTATGAAAAAAGAAAACAAGGAAAAACAAAGTTTAGTTATCCTACTAAAGAGGAATTAGAAAAATGACAAGAGATGAGATAGCAGAAAAATTAATTAAATATGCAAAAGAATTTGTTGGCAAAGATTATAAAAAGAATGCTTTACAGGAATTAGAAAATTTAGATAAAGATATATCTATTCCAAATATTAAATTTATTGTTGATGATTATCCTAACTTTAATCACATTTTAGTTAGGTTAGAAATTCCCGATAAATGTTTATTTAAAATTTGCCTTAATCCAGAATTTATTTTAGAAGATAAAAATGTGCCGTATTCAATAGCGGATATAATGCAAACATTCCTAAATGCAGGAGCAACTTATTATGAAGAATAAACAATTATTTGAAGGGGTTAGAAAATAATGTATAAGGCAAATGTAAAATATAATGGCAATCATTATTTTTCAGGTGATGAAGTCAAAGGAAGTAAAATTGAGAAAAGAGCTGACGGCTCTTTATGGCTTTTTGATGATGAGTCAATTCAGGATTTTCCATTCTATGGTGAGGGACGAAATGAATGAGTTGAAATTGATGAAAATTCGTTGGAAGAAATAACAAATTAAACTAAGGAAGGGGAATGTATGTTATTTAAGAAAAATGATAGAGATCATAATGTGATAGTAATAGGAGGGAATACTCGTGAAGAGTTTATGCCTGATCCAGAAGTTGGAAAGATCTATCATGGTTTTGATGATGGAAAAATTCGTCTGTCAAGATTAGTCGATTGAAAAATTATTAAGAGGATAGATTTAGACAAAGACAATGTCAGTAACTATTTATTAAAAAGGATTCAGAAAGAAATTAAAGACTGTTATTGGCTTTATGATCCAGAACAGACTATAATATTTAAAGCAGTAGCCGTGGACAAGGAAGGTAAATATGACCGCGAAATTGGATATTGTTACTTTTTAAAAACTTTAAGCAATCGTTGGTTTGGAGCTTTTGCTTGGTTATGGGATTCTTTATTAGATGTTGATAATAGATGGTATAATGAATTAATTAAGGAGAATTAAAAGCATGGAATTTCATATTGAAAATACCGAAGTATATGGTTTAAATAAATCAATTATTGCCTCAGGAAACCCAATGAGGACTGTAATGAGTGATAATACGTTGGATTATACTGAAAAAGATTTTAATAGAATGAAAAATTTAAGTTCTACGAAAATAGGAGAAGGGCATGATCAGGCTCTTGTCGGATGCATTGTTCAATTTGATCTTTATGCTCCTCTATACATGTGGAAAGAAATTCAAAGATATCATTTCTTAGATTTTGTTTCATCTCAATCTACAATGCATAGGCTTGCTAAATTTAAAGTTGCTGATCAGTGTGTTTCGGACACAGATTCTGAAATTTTAGCTCGTTATCAGAAACTTTTAGATGATTATAACAATTTTAATCAACCAGGTGCTGATCAAGATCAAGTTAAAAAACTTTGAAGAACTCTTGTAGCATCATTGCCTTCAGGTTTTGTATTAGGAGCTACTATGACTACTAATTATAGACAACTGAAGACAATCTATTCTCAAAGAAAGAATCATAAATTAGAAGAGTGGCATAAGTTTTGTTCCTGGTGTGAAAATGAAGTACCTTTCTTCAAAGAATTATGTTTCCGAGAAGAAGGTAAATAATATGAATAAAAAAACTCTAGAATATTTTAATTTACCTAATGGTCTTGTCGTAAGTTTTAGATCTTCTGATCATAAATATTTTGTGAATGGAAAAGAAGTTCCGAGTGTTTCGGAACTTTTAAACCGAAAGTTCGGTAGCAAATATGGTAGTGTTCGTCCTGAGATCTTAAAAGCAGCTTCAGAATATGGTATAGAGGTTCATAGACAATTAGATGAATTTATCCGAAAAAGAAGAGAAGATCCAAGCTGCCCTATTGATTCTCAATTTGATGAAGTAAAAGGATATTTCCTCTATCTAGAACCATTATTTAAAATTAATCCAATTATAACTGAAAAAGTAGTTGCTTTATATAATAAAAATAATGAAGTGGTGGCTTGCGGAAGATTCGATATGCTATGTTATTTGAATGGTAAATTAACTTTGGTAGACTTTAAAACAACATCTTCAATTGATAGACAGCACGTTTCAGGTCAATTAAATTTATATTTAACAGCTGCTTATCAATCTGGATATATTGATAATAAAAATATTGATCTTGGAGTAATTCATCTTGTAGGGAAGAAAGTTCGTTTTGTACCTATAACTCGTTTTGCAGATGATTACTATTTACAATTCATTTAACCTTAATTTACTTGACTTTTATGCAAAAGGAATCTATAATTTTTTTAGTTAGGAGGTAGACTATGGCGTCTAAAGAAAATAAAATTAAAATTCCTCTATTAACACCTGAGGATATTGAAGTTAAAGTGAAACAAATTACAAAAGCTGGAGCTCTTGCATTAATTTATAAAACAGCAAGAACAGACAGAAAGTACTTAAATGAAGTATATGGCCCTATGAACTGGACAAGCGATTATAAAGTTATTAAAGACAATTTATATTGCGGAATCGGTGTTAGAGAAGATAGTGATCATGAATTCGTTTGGAAATGGGACTGCGGTATTGAAAGTAGATCTGACGACGAAGGGAATGAGAAAAAAGGTGAAGCAAGTGATGCTTTTAAAAGAGCTGGTTTCCAATGGGGAATTGGTGAAGAACTTTATTCTGTACCAACTATTTGGTTAAAAGTTAAAACAGAAAAAGTAAATGATAAATATGTACTTGCTAATAAATATGCGAAGTATGAAGTATCAAGTCTTCATTATGATGAAGCTTCTAGAACTTTCACTGAATTAACAATCCGTAATGCAGATTCTAAAGTAGAAGTATTCCATTGGGAAAAAGAAGATGAAACTACTGAACAAAACGTTAATTCTATTCCAGCTGCTTTAAAAGAATTGGATTTAGATTCTTCAGATTCTCAAAAAACAGTAAACCAAGAGGATTCAGATTCCTCTAATGTTCAAATTATAAAGAATTTTAATGAAGAAAATTCAAAATCTGATTCAGTAGAAGAAAGACTTCCATTAAGAGTTCTTATTAATTTAGTTGGAGAAAAAATTCAAAACATGATGGCAACTCATGGATCAATGGATATATTTAAACAAATCTTAGCTAGGGTTGCTACTCCAGACTTCAAATGTAAAACAGCAACTGAAGCTGATTACGATACAGTTGTAAAGATTTTAGATGAATTAACTGAAGCTGGATTCTAGGAGGCATTTTATGGCAGCAAATTGCTGTAATTGCGGACAACGCATTGTAGGGAGAGGCTTCACAATTGAAGGAAAAACTTATTGTGGAGCTTGTTACTCTCTGTTAATTGAAAAGAGAAAAGAACGAGAAGATAGTATTTCAAAAGTTATTGATTTATTGGCACAAATAAGTTCCTATTGATCTTTGTCTTCTGCTCAACTTACACGACAAATTGGTCTTTTGATCGATTTATATTCAGAGGAATATGTATTAGGAATTATTAAATATTATTATATTATATTAGGTAATTCGGCAGATTATAGAGATCTATTTGATTTTTATAATTTTATACAATCTCTCTCTAACCAATATGAAAAATATTTAAAAGAGCAAGAAGAAATTCGTAAAATAAATGAATCTATCGATTTAGATGTTCCTTCTCAAACTATTCAAATTCATAAAAAAACAAAGAAAACTAAACCAAAGCAAATAAAATATAATATGGAGGATCTATAGAGTTGGAAAATAAAGAATATGCTCAAAACAAGCTTGCGATTATTCAGGTTCTTGCAGCTTTAATTCAAGATCCTCTTTTATTTGCAGACAATAATTATAAATTTACTATTGAAGATTTTCCAGAACAATTTCATCAAATTGTTTTTGGAGCAATTGAACATTTAGCTCTCAATGGTATGCAAAAAATTGATTATATTGATATTGATCAATTTTTAAGACAATACCCAATTCAATATAAAGTTTTTGTAGAAAATAATGGTGTCGCTTATATTCAAAATTGTTTAAAACTTTTTGATAAGAAGAAATTCGATTATTATTATTCCACATTAAAAAAATATAGTTTAATTAACTCTTTACAGAGACAAGGCATTGATACTTCAGACATTTATGATCCTACTATTATTGAGCCTAAAGAAGTTATTCGTATGCAAGAAAAGTTTGATGCTCTTTCTGTAAATGATATCATTGCAAAAGAAGAAGTAAAACTTCTTAATGTAAAAGAAGTTTTTGGCAGTAATAGTGATCGTGTAGAAAACAATTTAGGAGATG